CCGCCGTCTGATGACAGATAGACCGTCGTGCTGATGAGCGTCGGCGCTGCGGGCTGGTCTGGCGGCGTCGGGTCGATAGGCCCAGCGGTGATGACCGATGGCGTCGCTTGGACGTAGTTGGTAAACCCTGACACGTTTTCCACCGTGTCGAAGGCATTGAGCCAGTAGTAATACGTCGTCCCGATGTCCACGTCCGTATCCACGAATCGCGACGCGCGCACTTCGGCGATCTTGCCTGTCACCGAGTCTTGAGGAGTCACCGTTGTGGTTCTGCGGTAAATGCCATACTCCGAAAAGTCGGGCTCGGTGTTGTCGTTCCAGTCGAGTGAGACGGCGCGGCCCGTGCCGACCACGGCGGTGAGGCCGGTCGGGATGCTTGGGGCGGTGGTGTCCTTGGCGACGGTGATCGTTCCACTGAGGTAGCTCGTAGAAATGCGGAAATAGCTTTCGCCGTAAATTCGCACGTTGTAGTTTGTGCCGATCTTCACGTCCGAGCTGATGAAGTCCTCAGTCTGCGACCCTTCGAGGCGGCTCCATGTCAGATAGGTCGTGCTCGTGCTCGGCTTGTATTCGATGACGACGGCGCCGCCAGACTCAATGAAGCCGACGGCTGGCGGAGTCCACGCGACCCTGATGCGCGGCATGACTGAGCCGTCTAACTGGATGAACTGCGTCGTGCCGTCCGCAGTCAGAGAGAGATTCGTCGGAGCCGAGATTGAAAACGGGTCCGGCAGCGTCGTGTTGAGCGCGCCTGCCGTGTAGATTTCATCCGTGACATTCCACGAATAGACCGACGAGTCGGTTTCGCGAAGCGTCATGTCCACGAATACCTCGGGAGGATTGCCGCCGCTCGCAAAGTTCCACTCCATGACCTCGAAGACCTTAGAGGAAAATCCGAGCTTTGAGTTGGTGATCATCACCGTGTCGCCCGCACGCACTTGCATCGCCTCCAGTCGGAAGCGCGCTGACATCGTGATTTCTTCGCGAGCGCGGCGAAGCTCGATGACCGCGAGGCGCTGCGCGCAAGACGAGGAAGTCGTGAACGGCAGCACCACGTCGCGGAAAAAAACTACGCCATTGTCGTCGGAAACATAGGTGGCATCCGTGATCGTCGGGAAGTCCGTGACCTGCCAGTTGTTGATTTCGCTCAGGTAAACGCCCTTGACCGAGTTCACGCGGTCGCGCGCGCTCGTGCGCGTCTGCACGCTGATTGGCCCTACGAAATGCTTCTCGCTGAACGTCACCGTTGGGATGCGATAGGCCGCAGCGTAAGGCGCGATTTTGCCGCCGGTGTAGGCGATCAGTCCGCCCATCGCAGAAAGCAACTTGCCGATGTTCTCGTCGGGCGATGCGCTGGTCGAGACGACGCCGTTTGCCTCGTAAAGCTTTTCTTCGGTCGGCGTTGGCGTCGTCACCGGCTTTATCTCGATGTCCTCGTCGCAGACGTTCGCCGCGACGCCGAACGCTGTGTCGTCCATCTCCGCACTCGTCATGCCCATGCCAAGCGAGGTGTTGGTTAGGTAGTCGCGCAAGCAGAGCGCGGCGTTGGCCGAATAGACCGTCTGGGAGTTGCGCGGGTCGAAGACCTTTCTGCCGCGCACAACGGCGCTGATGTTCGGTATGCCGCTCGGGTATTTCTCCGCGTCCCACGTCAGTCTAACGTAGAGGTAGGCGATGCCAGAGAGCTTATGATCGGATGTCCATTTGCCGTCCGTGAGATTGACGGTGGCGGCGATCAAATCCGCGTCCGCTGTGTCATTCGGCACTCCGAGCTTTTTATTGATGATCGCCACGCCCGAGTAAAATCCGGTCGGCTGATTCCCTGACAATGGCACCTCTTCGTCGTTAAAATAAATCTCGTCGATTGCCTCGACCTCGTGGCCGGCCAGAGCGACGACGAGGTGGAGGTATTCGTTCTTCGTGCCCGTCGTCGAAATGTAAACGATGGTCCCGCTGACGCGGCAGCGACCGTAAATTATTGAGCGCGCCGCAATCGGAGAACGAACCATTTGGCCGCGCTCCGAGAGCGACGAGTCAGAGAAGCTCGGCATCTTGGGCGCGAGGAGCTTCGACGCGGCCATTGATGCGGCGGTGACGGCGATGAATTGCACCGTGGCCGCGACCATCGCCAGAGCCTGCGACGTAATGTAAAACCCAGCCGCCTTGAACGCGGAAGCGATAGCGGATGCGATCAATACTTGTGGCATGGTTAAAATCTCCAGACTCTAGCGTTTGGGAATGTCACGAATTGCAGTCCGTCGCGAGCGAGGAAAGCCGCGACGCTGCCGATGCAGATGCCCAGCGCGACACCATCGCCGCCGTCCTGCGCCACGAGATCGCCCCGACGAGCAAGCGCGGTCGCGATCTGCGCCCCTCCAGCTTCATCGACAAGGCGCTCAATTCCGCCGCCTAGATTGAGTGCTCGATGCGCCGAGAGCGCGCTTGCGTATTGCCCGCGCCATTGCGCGGCGATGTCGCGGCCGGTTGCGATCTGCACCCAGTCCGCCGCAAAGAGGCAGCAATCGTTCGAGCCCCAAGCGAACGCCTCGTGACGCTTGCGCTCGATGTAAGCCGTGAGCAGGTCCGGCCAGTTATTGCAGCGCGTGGCCATGTTCATTCGTAGCCGGTGCGCTCGCTCTCGCCGCCGCCTTCGTTCACCGGCGCGACGAGCTTGGCGTTACCCCAGTAGATTTGCTTTTCTTGAATCGCCGTGACGAACTCTAGCCCCTTGTCGGACGGGAATAGGTTCTTCTGCTCTTGGTCGGTGTAGCGCACTTCACGCGGGCGGCGGAAGTCCACGAGCTTGTTCTCGGCGCTCATGCCGATGGTCGCGTTTTGCCCGTCGTCGTTGATGCTCATTACGTCCATCCGCCCCGAGAAGATCGTGACCGGCGACGACACGAGTGCGCCGCTGGCTTCAAGCGCGCCAAACAAAACCGAGCACTCTCTGCCCTGATAATTTTCGGTTAGCGCAACGGACAGCATCGCCGTGGGAACGCCCGAGAGCTGCATGGAAATGCCCCGCGCCGCGAGGTCCGTCGTCTCTTCAACCGGCGAGATCGAGCCGAGCGTGCCGATTCCAAGATACGCCGTGCTGCCGACCGTGATCGTGCCGTAGCCGGTCCAGATGTGCACCGGAGTCGCGAAGGATAGCGAAGCGAGCAGAATCGGCGAGAGCTGCGATGCGCTCACCTCCGTCACCATGTCGTTTGTGAGTCCGCGTCCTGCTGTGGTTATGCTCATGACTCGACGTCCTCGACGATTGAAAAGCTGATGCCGTAAACGCTCGCCAGTTCTATCGACCACTCCGTCGTCGGCTGCGCGAGGCGGAAGACGCCTTTTGCCCGAGCGCCGGTCGTTAGACCGTAAACGATCGCCGTGCTTCCTGCGTAGCTTTTGCGTAGAGCGGGGAAAAGATCAACGGTGCCCACTCCGTTTGCTTGCACGACCTTGTAGTATGACGTGCTGATTTGCAGCCAGTCGCCGACGGCGAACTGCGTGCTGTTGGTCGTTCCGTTGTAAGTCAGCGTCGTTCCGTTAGCGGTCGCCGTCGCAACGGTCAGCGTGCCAGTAATTGAGCCACGCGGCAGCGGGTTCGCGTAGTCTTGAAAGTTGAACGTGCCGCGCTGCGCCTTGAGCAAGAACGCCAGCATCGTCTCGGCATCCGCGCGAGTCATCGGCGGACAATCAACCGAGCCAAGCCACGCTTGGCCTGCGTGGTTGTATTGCTGCGTCTGCAAGGTGAAGGGCGACGTGTTGCGCGACACCGCCGAGACGCCCGTGAGCGACAAGCGCGAGAGGTAGAACGGATCGGGCGGCGTGAGTGGGTAGGAGATAGCCATGACGATTAGGCGAAGGCTGCGCGGTATCCGCCGCCGCGTCGGACCATGTCGGGGATCTCGGCCTTGAGGCGCCGCCGCTCTTGTTCGAGGATAGGCACCAGCTCGGCGCGCGAGACGCCCGCGGCGATGTTGTAGTTGACCGTGACGCCGCCAGCGGATCCGCCGCTGCTGCCCATTGCGCCGTTCGGCACGATGCTGCCCGAGGAGCTGGGAACGAATAGCTCTGGGCCTTTTTCGCCGACCATGTAGGCACCGCCTGCGTTCACGGGTCCGCCCTCGGCGCGCATACCGGAAAGCAACGTCCCGATTCCCTTCGCGAGCGGCTGCGTGATCATGTTGCTGAAGACGAGGCGCACCAAGTCCTGTCCGATTGCACGCAGCACCTCGCTGAGTTTTTGCCCGCTCAGAATTGCGTCCTCAAATCCGGTGGCGAGAATTTGGCCAGCGTCGTCGAAGAGTCTGTTTTGCTCCTTCATGAGCGCGTTGATTTTTTCCTCCCGCGCTTGGATTCTAGGGAGGAGTTCCAGTAGCTGCTCCTTTGTCCTGATTTGAATCTGCATATTTTCTTCCGGAACGTCTCGATTAAAACCGAACGCCTCGCGCCCTCCTAGTAATGCGCTGACGCGCTCCTTGTCTGCTTGAAGGTTTGAGCGCAACTGCTGAATGGTCGCAACGGATGTTTGGCTTTGAACGACCCCCAGTTGATCGGTTACTTTCTTGAGTTTATCCGCCTCTGATACTTCGTCTTTTCTCAACTCATTGAGAACTTTCTGAACCTCGATTTCTTTTTTTGCGGTGGCCACTGGGTCGCCTTTCCCTCGCATCGCGTCAAGTTCTGCACCCAGCGTGATAGCGAGATTCTTTTTTGCCGCAGTCAGTTGCTCCTGTGACATTCCTATCTGGTCGAAGTCTTTTTTCAATTCGGACAGCGTTGCGCCAGATGCCTCAATCTCTTTCTTGAATCTCACCAATTTCAGGTCGTCGAGCTTTTGCCTGATTTCATCTTTGGTGAGCGGGCTGAAAGCGTTTCCCATGCTGATGCCGACCTGCGCCAGAGCCAGCGGCAGCTTCATGAAAAAGTTGAGCGTCCCCTCGACGAGATTCTGCATCTCCATCGCGGCAACGATTTGCTCGTCGCTGAATCCTACTTCTTCACCAGCCGTCGCGACCTTGTCCAGCCGCTGCTTCATCATGTTCAGCGCGCCCATCACGGCCTCGCCACCGAACGCCAGCTTGGTGATCTTGGAAAGCCCTTGCGTCGATTTCTCCAGCTTGCCGAGCGAGTTCTGCACCGCCGCAAACGCCGCCTTCGTCGCATCGACCGCTTTAAGTGTGAATGATGCTTCAGCCATGGTGCTTCAGTTTCCGGTTTTGGTGTTCGATGTAAACGAGCCAGCCGTTCAATTCCTGAGCTGGCATAGCGAGCACTTCGCTTGCGAATTTGCCGAGACGGTCCGCGAGAGCATACACGGCGAGGAAGTCGGCAGCTTCTCCGCCGTGAATCAGTTTTTTAAGTCGTCAGGCCTCGGCCCGTTTTCGGCCAGAATGGCGTTGGCGATGCGGCCCACGACGTTGCTGTCGGCCTTGTTCAAGAGCGTCGGCTTGTGCTCGATCGTGAAGAGCTTCGCGCCGTGCTCGTCGGTGGCCTTCATAATCAAGATGTCCACCAGAAGCTCCATGTCGTTCTCTTTGCTGCGGCGATAGAGCCGGTTTTTTTCGCCGAGCGTTACCGGCGATGCGTGGACGACGAGCTTCCATTCGGGCACGTCAATTTTGCGCGTGCCGAGTGATGCGAAATGTTCTCTTACTAGGTCGATTGCTTCCATGTGTTGTGTGTGTTTTGCTGTTACAAAATTAGACGCTCGTCACTGTCAGCACCCCATTTCCCTCGAAGGAAATCGCTCCCTCTACGAGGCCGTCAAAACTGGCGGAAATGTCGAATTTGGTCACGATGGCCGAGCCTGTGTAATACACATCGCCAGCGGTTGCGCCCTCTGGGTAGAGGTTGAGCGTGACCTGCGAGCCGATCGTGATGAGCAATTGACCGGCGTCGGTCTCATCCCAATAGAGATCGCCCGAGGCAGACCACGTTTTCATCGTCGCGAGCCGCGTGCGGTAGGTGTCGCCGATTACTGAATCCTCGACGACATCTGAACTATGGCTGAGGCTGTAGTTTCGCAACTCGCCGATGGTGGTGCTTGAGATTTTGACGAGGCCTTCGCGGCCGAGGTGGTTTGCCATGTTAGTC